TAATTTTAAAAAATTTGATTTACTACCATTCTCTTTTTCAAAAGCAAGTCGTTGGTTGAACGATCCCGTTTCCTTTTACATTTCCTACATTGAAAAAATTAAACTAGCAAGTGCTGCGATGCTTCGAGGAACTTGTGTCGAGCATGGAGTTTTCTGTCTCTTTGAGGGAAAAGGTATGAAACAAGCCGTAAAAGAGTGTACGGAATTATTTGACGAAGGAGTAAAAGACTTGGACGATCCTCGAATAGACTATGAAAGAGAAAATTTAGAGATGTTCGTACAAGGATTTTGGACTCAGTTACAAGATTACACAATGACAGACTATCAGGAAGAGCAAAACTTTGAAGTTCTTGGAGTTCCCATCATTGGTTATACCGATTTTGGAATTAAGCTGAATGATTCCGAGTTGAAAGTTGATCTGAAAACATCTAAGAGGATGCCAAAGAAACTAACTCACTCAATACAGCTACAGCAATCATTGTATGCAAAATCTTCCAACATGATTACTAAAGTTCTGTATTCTGTTGTCAATCGAACTCAAAGTAACGCACAATGGTTTGATGTAACCGAACAAGATACATCCGAAAAGATTTTTAGGGATATTCTTATCTCTATGGACAGTTTTTTATCAAAATGCGAGGATAAGCATGAGATGAAAAAAATGCTCGTTCCAAATTTGGATAATTGGATTTGGGATTACGATCCTAGAATGAGTGAAATACGTAAACAAATATGGGGATATTAACATGGTAACTATGAAAGAAGCACTGGCTAATGTTGATGTAAATGAATTACAGAAACTAGCTCAGGAAGGTAACGATTTTGGACTGAACTTTTACAATGAAAAGCACGACAAGGATTGGGAAGTTAGTCCAAAACAAATGACTGGTATAATTAATAAACTTCCAAAAATTACGTCTCAAACAAGCTCTGCTCCAGTTTCCTCTGAAACGGATTTCAACTATGGTGCAAACGCAACACCAAAAGCTGAGCCAGTTAGAGTGTCAGGTACAGTAGATATGGAGACTATTCTTCTCAAGGCTGAGATCATGGAAAAATGTCATACAGCTTTGAAGGACAAGGATTTTTTCAAAAACTCTGATACCGATGGACAGCAAAAGCACATTACAACTTTGTTTTTAAGTGTGAAGTGAAAGTTGTTGAATTATTTGCAGGTATAGGTGGTTTTCGTCTGGGTCTTGAACGAACTGGGCATAATGTGATATACTCAAATGAATTTTTAGAGAAGCCAAGGAGTATTTATGAGTTCCAGTTCAAAGAAAAGCCAGACGGAAGAGACATTTACACTATTCCCGAAAGAGACGTTCCAGACGCTGACCTACTCTGTGGAGGATTTCCTTGTGCGACTTTTAGTGTTGCTGGAAAACGTTCAGGATTCTCCAAAGAAGATACAAGAGGTACACTCTTTTTTGAAATCTGCAGGATCATACAATTTAAAAGAATCCCATATATCTTCCTTGAAAACGTCAAAGGATTACTTAATCATGACGGTGGAAGAACTTTTAACGTCATCCTCGCTGCACTGGACGAATTGGGGTATGACTGCCAATGGCAAGTGTGTAACAGCAGATGTTTCGGAATACCTCAAAATAGAGAACGAGTGTTCATTGTTGGAAATCTTAGACACAAACCCAGACCAAAAGTATTTCCTATCCGAGCAACGAATAAAACATTTACTGAACTTAGACGAGAAAGCACAGAAAAGAATGAAGGACAAGGAAGAGGAAGTGAAGAAACAGCAACAGCAAAAGCCAAAGACGGATCAGTTGTTGATCTGAATATTTTTACCAAACGTTTTAGTCGATTGGAAAAAAGAAATCCTGGATACAGTCCAACCTTAGAAGCAAGTATGGGTGGTGGAGCTACTGAGATGTTTTTAAGTTATTATCACAAAGACAAAGATATTAATAAAGTTGCATTTCAAAATCATTGGAACCAGGAGATCAGAACTTTTGAAGATAGCTGTCCTACTATTTTAGCATCTTGGAAAAACTCCAATCATCTTCCTTTTGTTGCTGGACTGCATGACAAAAATATTATTTTACGTAAAATAACCCCTATTGAATGTGAACGATTACAAGGTTTACCAGATAACTTTACAAAACACTATCATGATGGTAGTATCGTCAAGGATTCTGAACGTTATGAACGCTGTGGACGAACTGTTACAATACCAATCATTGAAGAAATAGGAAGGAGATTACATGAGTTCTACTGATAAAGTGAAACAACAAGGCAAATGGAAATTTGACAAAGAAGTTGCCGAAAGCTTTGATGATATGCTGGAACGTACAATTCCTATGTACAATGTCATGAGACAAACAGTCAGTCATCTAGGAGCTTTGCATATTCAAAAAAATACAGATGTTGTTGATCTAGGCTGTAGTCGAGGTGGTGCAATCATTGATCTTGTCAAGATGATGGAAAAGCAAAAGAACATTGAAGTTTTTTTCAGGGGATATGAAATTAGCGATCCCATGCTTGAAATAGCAACAAAACGATTTAAGAGCTATAAAAATGTCATCATTGAAAAATTTGATCTACGAACTGGATTTCCTAATGTTCGAGCTAGTCTTATTATCTGTAACTTAACCTTGATGTTTATTCCTTTGGAGCATCGTCAAAGAGTTGTTCAGGATATATATAATCATCTAGTTCCTGGTGGATGTCTCTTACTTGTCGAAAAGGTACTCGGTAACGATAACATCATCAACAAGAGACTTGTCTATATTCATGAGTTACACAAAAAGCAGAATGGATATTCCATTGATGATATAGAACGTAAAAAGATTAATTTAGAGGGTGTGTTAATGCCGTTGTCTTCCAAATGGAATGAAGAATTGCTCAGTCATAGTGGTTTCAGACACATTGATTGTTTCTGGAGACACATGAATTTTACTGGTTGGTTAGCCGTAAAATGAAAAAATACAGAACGAAAGGAACCCGTGTTGAACGTGAGTACAAAAATATGTTTAAACGTTGGGGATTTGATTGTTTTAAAACCCCCTTAAGTGGAGCTACTGGAATACCAGGTTTAACTGGTGATCTTGTCCTTACACTTGATTCTGATACAAAATTCTCTATTGAGTGTAAGGCGAGAAAGAATCCACCAAAGGTTATAGAGGGATGGCTCAAAAACAACGATATACTGCTCATCAAAGGGGATTACATCCAAGTTGATAGTAGTACAGCTATTATGTCTGTTTCCACCCTCAGAGTGCTTTTAAACAAGTTTTTAGAAGAAGAAAACAATAAATCTTGAAAATATAACAGAAAATGATATAATTATGACTATGAAAGTAACAGAACAGCAAGTTGAACTTAATTTAGAGTTCTTGACAGGTACAGATCAGCAAGAAGCAGAGCTTGAGGTCCAGACTTTACGCCTTCAAAAAGAAGAAAAACATTTGATCAGTAAGTTGAAGGTAGAACGTTTTAGTAACTACAAATCTGATACCGAACGTAGTACACAAGCTTACGCAACAGACGATTACAAAAAATACATTGATGATCTTGTCAATACGACACGTGAATACAAGAAACTTAAAAATCAAAGAAATACGGCAGAATCATATAATTCTATGTTTCAATCCATGATTAAGAGAGGGGCAGTATGATTTGGTTTCATGCTGTCGAGATTGCTCTATTGTTAATCATTATCTTTTTATTGTGGGGAATAGGAGAACAATTATATAAATGACAAAACCTATTTTACAGATTGAAGAACTCTCTGAAGGAGGAGAAAATCCAAAAACAAAAGTACATGAAAAACCTGCGTGGGGAATCAAGTTCTTTGATGGAGAAGAAAGAATACTTTTTAAATATAAGATTATAGAGTATCTCTCAATGGCATACAGAAAATCAATCGGTCATTTTGAAAAAAGAACAGTTGTAACAACAAGTGGAAATTCCGTTATTGTTTGGTTGATCGTTTTTGAAGATGGCCGTAGTGGTGATCTTCTCCCATCAAAGGATTTTTGTACAAAACTAGCTGATGGACACATGCAAAGAAACCAGGAAGATGTAAAACAATTTCAAGCTCCACAATCCCCTATCTTCACGGAACCCATTACATCTCCAGAGGATAGAATAAAGGTGGATCAATTCAGGGAACAAGTGAAGGAAGAAGAATACAAAGAGTTAAGAAGAAAAGCTGCAGAGCCACATCCTGAAGCCACAGGATATCCTGACACCAAATAAGTGCTGTTGATCTAGGTGAGGACGAGGGACCTAAATGGCCCCTCGTTTGCTTAAATAATGACAGAAAATCTTGTGTATAACCATGAGACATAAGTAGAACAAAACTATCCCTAAAATCAAAAAAAGCTTTTTTTTAATTTTCTTTTTAGTTTGCTATATAGGAACCACCACGAATTTTTGAGAGGGTTCCGTTGAGATCGTCAAATTTGAAAAAGTCGTATGATATAATAATCTTGTATTAAAAAATAACTTCATAAGTTATGAATTAGATACTGATCTTTGAATAGTTAATCTGAATCTCAATAAATCCAAAGGAGAATTTATGTTTAAAATTGAAATGAATACTAACATTATTTCAAAAGATAGTTGGAATATTTTTTTCGATAAAAAATATTTCGATAAACAAAAATTTAAAACAGAAGATGAAGCCAAAGATTGGTGTTATAATTATGTCAAAAGACAAGAAAGAAATGGCATAGAATTATGTGACGCTGATTTTATAATTTATCATACTGAAGATAGAAAAAAACAAGAGTTGGATAGACAAAAAAACAAATCATATCAGATTAGCTGATTAATTAAATCCGAGATTCAGATTCCTATTCAGGCATAAAAAAAAGGGGAGCAGATTTTACTCCACCCCCCTTATCTATTTCTTATTAATATTTTCTTGTAAAATTTTTAGAAACCATGAGTTATCTTTTATAACTGTCAGTAATCCGTTTGTTATTGAGTTCACTACTATTTCCTCGTTTGAATCTTTTGACAAAATATTCCCCTCTTGTGTCAAGCTCATCTCATAAGCTATTGCATGCAAAACTTCATGAAGTAACGTGTTCGCAAAATCTTGCGGTACTAAGTCCTGTTGTATTTCAATCTTATTTGCTCGGTGATGGTATTCACCGTAACTATCCGTCTGCTTGGCAAAGTCTGATCGAATAAACTCAATAGTAATATCTTTATATCCAACCTTAATTTTTGTTGGACATTTGATCATGTTTTCTTTTTCTTTTTCTTCTTCTTTTTTTTCTTATCTTTTTCCTTGTCTTTTTTTAATTGTGCGTAGCCTTCTTTTGTGTAGGAATAATGCTTACCTTTATATTCAGGCATAGATTACGCTCCCCCACCTGTCATTTTATAAATAATAAATAAAACAACAAGAGTAACAATACCTGCCTTGATCCAGTCTTTCATCTTCCAGTCGGACCATTCTTTCAGGTGTGTAAATAAATCCTTAATGAGATTCATACTATCCTCCTATTTTTTCAAAAATTTAGTCATTGACCTTAAGCCAAATGAACTACCTATTGCTCCGTACATAGCAAACTGAAACCATTGTGGTGTTTGCTGTAGAGCAACAAATCCTTTTTCAACATAAGGTTGAAACGGTGGAATGAAGCAACCTCCGATGATGCAAATAAATAAAATAGTCCATGCCTCATCCTTCCAGGAATCTCCACTCTGTTGTAGTGCAGTCAAGTCGTAGTCAATCTCTCCTTTGATTTGTTTATTTAATAAGTCTGTCTTTGCTTTTATCTCTGTTACCTTTTGTTCTGCCTTTGCCTTTTTCGTAGCAACAACACCTTTAACAACATCTCCAGCTACTCCAAGTAAAGGTTTAATTAATAAATTTAGCATATATACCTAACTTGTTGAAAATAAATAACCAGAGTGGCAAATTCAATCACCACTAGCATTGCGAATAATAATAAAAAAATTAATTTGAACATTGTTGCATAACCTCCGATAATTCTCTAGCTCGATTGGGAACCTGGCGTGCCCATTTGGAATCAAGCATTTCCTTGCTCGCGGTAGCATAGTCTTTCTTATCCAATGCTGAAATCATCTTATGAAACTTGGACACACGTGGTCCACCCATGTTGAAACAAAGGTTCACAACACAGGAAAACGCATCGGGATGAATATTCTCTTCCTCTACTATTCTACGTGCATCATTGAGTGATATACTAAAATCATAATCAAAGGTTTGATTCAATACTTTATCTGAATACACTT